TGGATAGATGACCCTCTAGGTTTGCCTAATCCTGAAGTTAGAGTTTAAATCTCTAATTCTTTCTTCATTCCTAGCATATTAAACGCAAAGACTAGATTCAACTCCAGCACGTCTTTTATTTTAGTCACATCTTCATTCGCTAAATTATATAACGTATGCTCCCACGACCATCTATTAATTTTATCTTCTTGTTCTTGTTCTTTGATATCTTCTTCATCTAGTTCTTCTGCTAGTTCTTCTTCATCAAAGATTGGATTAAATAGATTTTCATACACTTTTAAGAAGTTCTCACGATACTTCATATACTCAGAACAGATTCCATAGACTGATGTAATAGGCAACTCGTTAAACTGTTCTTTGCGTTTTTCAATATCAAACGAATAATCTTCATAAATCAATTCTTCCCATTCGCTTAGTTTAGTTTTACGATACAAAACTGAACTAATATAGGTTAGATGCTTAACATAGTCATTAGCAAAGTAGTATTCTAAATCTATAAACTCGCCTAGCTTTAGATTGTCTAATCCAATGTAAACAAAATTGTTTACTTTATTCTTAAAGATGTTAGATGGTTGTTTTTTTATGAATGTAACTTGCTTAATAATCTTTGCCAGTTCGTCAATATCCATATCGTCAAAATCATCTACATCAATATCAGTTAAAATAGATAGACATTCTATTTCATAACTAAACAAAGAGTCAAAGTCACTAGCATTTAGTGACCTTAACTCTATGAACTGCTCAACAGTTATATTATTCCACGATTTCGGCAGCTTCAACTTGCATCTCTTTAGCAGTATTACCTAACTTCTCACCAATATAAGCTATAAAAGCAATAGCAATATCAGCTTTTTGTTCTTTAAACATCTTTGATTTTAATGCAAGATGAGAATCTCCATAGTGTTCTGCTTTAGTCAAGTCAGTTCTTTTAAAGATTATAGCCATTACTTTAGAAACATAGTTCTCAGGACTTGAAGATACGGCTTTCTCAATCATTTTTAAATCACGAACATTCAATTTGAATTCGTCTTCATAAGATTGGTAAGTATATCCATCAACTTCAATTGATTTAAGAAACTTTTTACTAGGCTTCTTCTTGGTATTAGAAAAATTCTTTACAATTTCTGTAAACTTCTCAAAGTCTAAATCATAAACTTCATCTTCATCTGCTCCTAAGTCAATAAATATCTTTGCCCATTTTTCAAATTGGTCAAGTTCTGCATTGTTCATAGTTGCACTAAGTTTCTCAAACTGTTCAATTGTCAGTTCAGTAACTTCATTGTTAATCTTCTTTGTTCCGATTTTTACCATAACGTTTTTTTTACAAATATACAAAAATATAACAAAAAAAAGTATATGCCATTATAATGTATGGCTAATGACATTCCTATTTTTAAAGTTACGATTGACGAAGAATATTCTGACGGTGAAGTACTAGGAATTGAACAGGTCGCTTTCACTTCTAAACCTGCTATCTTAGTTAAAGGTATGGCTTTTAATAGTCATACTAAAGTAATGCAGTTTGCTGATGAGCCAAAGATGAGAATTGTAGCACCTGCTATGATTCCAATGGATATTTATAGAAACGATGAAGAAGGAGAATATTACGTTCAATTTTCTGAGCAAGAGATTGAAACGATATACTCTGATTTTATGCAGAATCTAAACAATAAAAATCTTTTCAACTTAGAACACGATGCAGGGCAAACAGTACCAGCATACATTCTTGAAAGTTGGATAGTTGAGAATCCAAAATCTGATAAAGCATTTAGTTCTTATGGTATTGAAGTGCCTAAAGGAACTTTGATGCTGACTGCTCAAATTACGGACAAAGAGTATTACAATAAGCTAGTTGAAAGTGAGCAGTTAGGATTCTCTATCGAGGGATTCTTAGGATTGAAATTAAACAGTAATCAAATAATAAATAATAGTATGAATTTACCTGACGGAGAACATCTGATTGAAGGCAAAATCTACGTTGTAAAAGACGGAGAAATTGTTGAAGTGAAAGATGCACCTGCAACTGAAGTAGAAGCTGAAGAAGTAGTTGAAGAAGAGGTGGTAATGGCTGAAGAAGTAGTAGAAGAAGAAGTAGTTGTCGAAGAAGAAGAAATGTCTGTCGATGCAACTGCTGATGCTGAAGCTATCCTAGCAATCGTTATGCCTACAATCGATGAAAAATACAACGAACTAATTCAACTTATTGCAGAAGTAAAAGCAATGATTCCAACACTTGAAGAAGAAGTTACGGAAGTTACCGAGCAAAAATTAACTGCTCACGAAAAATTAATGAAGTTTAATCAATTTAATAAAGACTAAAAAAATGTCAAGAAACTTAAAATTCAATTTAGATATTGAAACAAACGCACTTTTATGTGCTAATCCTAACGAGTTTTATTCTCGTGCTTATATTACAGAAGATATTGTAGACAACTACCGTACTTTGCCGGGTATCAAGTCAGCTACAAAATTGGCTAATGTTGCTTTTGGCTCTATCTTACAATCAAGTACTTGTGCATTCTCTGCACCTACTGATTCATTAGATGCTATTGATATTGACGTATGTGCTTTATCTGCTATGGCTCAAATCTGTCAATTCGATTTAGAGCAATCATTCCTTTCTTTGCAAATGGCTGCAGGTTCTAACGGAAGTTTTGAAGTTGCTTCTTTTATGTCTTACTACTGGGAAACTATGAGTATGCAAATTGGTGAAGATATTGAGTTATTAAGATGGAATGGTGATACACTTAGCGTTGACCCATTATTGTCTTTATGCGATGGATATCTTAAGAGATTGTTAGCTGATGCTGCAGTAGTTGATGTTGCAAATGTTGCTATCACATCAGGTAACGTTATTGCACAATTAACTTTAATTTTGAATGCTGCTATTCCTTCAATTAAACGTAAGAAAGCTGACTTAAGATTTTATGTTTCTTCTAACATTGCTACTGCTTATGAATTAGCTGCTGCACAAGGTAACACTCAAACTTATGTTACTACTCCTCTTGCTTTGACTTTCTTAGGTATTAAGATGGTAGTTGCTGAAGGTCTTCCTAACGATACTGCAGTTCTTACTTTGAAGAACAACTTGATTTATGCATTTGATTCTGAAGCTGATGCTAAAGCATTAAGAGCAGTTAACTTGAATGATACAGTTGCTGAGCCATATTTGAGAACTCGTGCTAACTTGAAGGTAGGATTCTGGTATACTAACCCAACAGAAATCGTTCTTTATTCTTAAGAATTAATTACTAACTAGAGAGGGGTGGTGCAATAAACATCACCCCTTTTTTAATACATAAACGAAATGGCTTGTAACACAATAACGACAATAACTAAAGGATGCGACAATAATATCGGAGGCATCCAAACAGTATTCATAAACGACCAAAGCGAAGTAACTGCAGTAACTGTAGACGATGCTACTTGGGAAGTAACTGCAATAACTACAACTGCACCATTCGTGCCTTTTGAGTTTAAACGTAACACAGGAATGTACACAGAGGACCAAGCGAATGATTTAATCAATGGCTCTTCATTTGTAACTGCAACTATTACACTAATGTTTCACCGTAGAGAAGCAGCAAAATCTCGTTCTATCAAAATCTTAGGAGAAGGACAAAGAGACTTAGCTGTAATCGTATTAGATGCTAACGGTAAGTATTGGTATTTTCCAACTGCACAAGTAACGGCTGTTGCTGAAGGAAGTGGAACTGCGAAAGCTGACGGTAGTAAATATTCTATCACGATGGTTGCTGAAAACGAGACTTTAGCATACGAAGTTGACCCTACTATCATTGCTGCTTTACTTGTTTAAGTAAACTTAGCTATCCCTACCCTCACTTTAATTAGTGGGGGTTTTTTGTTTTATAACAAATGCTAATTAATAACCATTATAATATATGATATACTTTGAAAAAGATTCTGTAAACACTTTTGTTCTTACTTTGACTGAGACAGCTACGATTACGAATCCTTATTATCTATTTGTTTTCCAAAATGAATTCAACAAAGATTCACAAGGCTTTCAATGGGTAGGTACAGACACATCAGCTTATATTGATAGATACAATTTATTCCAATTAGAAGAAGGTGTAGATGCCACTTTTGTAATTGGGCAATATACATATACTGTTTACGAATCTGCAAATCCTATTGTCATTGTAGACCAAGCTATAGATTACTATACTGGTCTAAATGTAGTAGAAGAAGGTAGAATGGTAGTTGCAGGAGTAGTAACAAACACAATATACGATTAATGAAGATTTTAGGTTTTGAATTCGGAGCAAACAAATCCGTAGAAGTTGAAGAAGTAGGAGGTTATCAAGCATTTTCTACACCATTCTTAAAAGTAGGTAAAGGAGATTTGTCTCTTCCATATGTAAATGCTAGGCTAAACGTAGGTAATTATGTTAGATTTGGAAACGATAATCTATATCCTCAGCTATTAAATCAAATGTACTATACATCACCTTTACACGGTGCAGTAGTAGACTTTAAAACGAATGCTACAGTAGGTGGTGGTTATGAATTGCAGTATTCTGCTACATCTTCACCAATGGAGAAAGTAGACATCTATGCTTTTGAAAAGCGAATGAATCTTAAAAAGATACTTCCTGCAGTTACTAAAGAAAAAATCATTCACGGTAGGGTTTACTTTCACTTACGATTTAATCAAACTGGAACGTTAATATTTTGTAAGCATATCGCAGCAGATAAAGTAAGAAAGAATGCAACAGGTGATTTATACTACATCTGTGATGATTGGAGTACACAGATAAATATTCAGACCATTTGTCCTTATAAATTCAATACTAAAGAACGTGAATTCCTATACTGTTATGAAGACTATTCAGTAGGTCAAGACGTTTATACATTACCACAGTATTCTTCTTGCATGAATTGGGCGTTTTTAGATGGCGAAATGTCTTACTTACAAAAGTCAAACATACAAAATTCTATTTTCCCATCGTTTGCAATGATGTTTCCTAAGAAGCCACAGAACGAAGAAGAAAAGCAGAACATTAAAACTACTATCGACAGAGCAAAAG